AAATGATATACTTTATTTTGTTGGTAGAGATAATAACACCGATAGGTTTTATGATTATGAACTTTCATTAGATAAAAATCAATTAATTACGCTATGATAAGATTATTTGATATTAGTAATAATAAGGTGATTCCTTCTGAACATTGTTATACAATTGTTTCTTTTAAGCAAATTATAGATACTTATCCAGAAGAGTCTTCTAATATATTTGCTTATATATTTTATCTATCATGCCCTAATCCAGATTTAAATCCATTTTTTGATGTACCGGAAGTAGACAAAGAAGAATTAGTAAGAAGAGAAGTGGGTGGAGAATTTGATTCTGATGATGAATTAATTACAAATGCTCTTGAAGTAGCAAAAAAATTATATGAAACTCCTACAGTGAGAGCGTATATGGGTATTAAAGCAATGTTGGATAGACTAGCTAAGTACATGGAAACAACAGAAATAGAGCATGGTAGAGATGGAAACATTACAGCTCTTATTAATGCTGCTTCTAAATATGAAGCTATTAGACAATCATTTAAAGGTACACTTCGTGATCTTCAAGAAGAACAATCTACTACAGTTAGAGGAAATCAAAGATTAGCATACGATCAGTAATGAATTGTAAAAACTATAATGCGTTTAATGATAGAAACTATTTGCAGATTGTTAAATAAAACAACATAACCATTACGTATTTAGTATGCAAAAGACAAAATAAACTTTAAAAAATGAAAGATGAATTTTTACAGCAATATGTATTCAACTTCAACCCTTACACTAGAGAGTGGAATGGTTTTTTACGTGAGCACTACATTGAATATTTTAACGGAGTATATGACAACGTATACACCGATGCCAGTATTTCAAAGCTAATAGTTAAACTTAAAAATGTATCAAACTAATTACATAATACCCACTTACGAAAATGGTGTTTGGACAACAACAGAATTTAAAGACAGAATAGAAATTAGAGATTTTGTACGTTCTGTTTTTAAAGACGCTGGTCCAAATGAAGGTTATAATTTTACCGTAAATATTTCTATAGAATTTAATTCTCAAGCTAGAAAGTTTCAAAAAGATGGATATTACTGTAATGCTCCAATAAAGTCAAAAGACTTTATGAATTATTGGGATGAAGAAAAAGCAAAATGTCGCAATGGTGTTATTTATAAAGAGGATGGATTAACATGGTATTTAACACGTGATTATTATATGTGGCTTAACTTTCTTCCTATTTATGATAAGGAAGAAAAAAGATTTGATTTTGCTAAAGTGAGAGATGCTCAATATCATATGGCATTGTATGAGATTTTAGCAGAATTAAGTTATAAACATGTCCCAATATTAAAGAAACGTCAGATAGCATCTTCATATTTTCATATGGGAAAATTGATTAATCAATATTGGTTTGAAGAAGGTTCTGTAAATAAAATAGGAGCTAGTCTTAAAGACTATATATCAGAGAAAGGTTCTTGGAGGATGCTTAATGAATATCGTAACTTTCTTAATGAACACACTGCTTGGTATAGACCTTCTGAACCTGATAAGGTGTTTTCTTGGCAACAACGTATTAAAGTGAGAACAGGTGGTAGAGACACTTACAAGGGTAACAAGTCTATTATTACAGGTACATCATTTGAAAAAGACCCAACTAATGGCGTGGGAGGACCCGTATCGTACTTCTTTCATGAAGAAGCTGGAATTGCTCCCAAGATGATGGACACTTATGAGTTTATGCGTCCTGCAATGCAATCTGGTATGGTGACAACAGGTACATTTATAGCTGCTGGTTCAGTGGGTGATTTAGATCAATGTCAACCTCTTAAAGAAATGATACTCTATCCTCATAAATATGGTATGTTTGCTATAACATCCAATTTAATAGATAACAATGGCACAATAGGGGAAACTGGATTATTTATTCCTGAACAATGGTCAATGCCTCCTTATATAGATAAAGCTGGTAACTCTTTAGTTAATGATGCACTTGAAGCTATTTATGAAGAACGTAAACAATGGAAAAAAGACTTATCTCCTGAACAATACCAGTTACGTATTTCTCAAAAACCCACTAATATTGAAGAGGCATTTGCTACAAGAAAAGAATCTGTATTTCCACCCCATCTTATTTCACATCAAATAAAACGTATAGAAGATGGAGACTATCCTATAGAATATGTCGAATTAAGTATAAATGAGGAAAATAAAATTGTAGCCAAAAAATCTAATAAACAACCTATTAAAAAATTTCCTATAGATAAAACTATGGAAGACAAATCTGGAGTTATATGCGTGTACGAAAGACCAATTCCTAATGTTCCTTGGGGAACATATTATGCTTCTATAGATCCAGTCGGGGAAGGTAGGACCACCACATCAGATTCATTATGTAGCATATTTATCTATAAAAATCCAACTGAAGTAATTAAGGATGAGGGAAATGGTAAAGTAAATTCACATTTTGAGCGAGATGGTATTGTTGCTTCATGGTGTGGAAGATTTGATGATTTGCAAAAAACACATGAACGTCTAGAAATGCTCATCGAATGGTATAATGCGTGGACATTAGTTGAAAATAATGTTAGTCTTTTTATACAGTATATGATTAGTAAAAGGAAACAAAAATATTTGGTTCCTAAAGATCAAATACCTTTTCTTAAAGAATTGTCCAGTAATGCTAATGTATTTGCTACATACGGCTGGAAAAATACAGGAACACTTTTTAAAACCCATCTTATAAGTTATGGCATACAATTCTTACAAGAAGAATTAGATGTTCACACAAATAAAGATGGTGAAATAACAAAAATACATTATGGTGTAGAAAGAATACCCGACATAATGTTATTAGAAGAAATGAAACAATACCAACCGGGTTTAAACGTAGACCGTTTGGTTTCATTTTGTTCCCTTGTAGCATTTGCTCAAATACAGCAAAACAATAGGGGTAAAGCTACAAGAGTAGAAATAGCAAATGATAAATTGGAAAATACACAAAAATTAAGTAAATTATCAGTAAGGACTCCATTTAGACATATGGGTATAAACTCAGGAAGTTTAAATAAAAATGCTTTAAATACTCCCCCTAGAAATGCTTTTAAAAACATAAGATAGATAAAATGGAAGATAAGAAAATAGAATTATTAGAGAAATTAATTAAAAAAAATAAAATTTCTTTAAAAGAAGCTTTGGTTTTAATTGGAGAAAATGAAGAAAAGATTGTAATACAACACATTCCTTCTAAACCTTCCTATACAAATCCATGGGTAGATCCTCATTGGAGAAAACCATATGAAATTTATTGTGGAAGAGATTCATTTACAACAACAGGAACAACAACAGCTTTTTATCCAAAAGGAACAACTGTTAGTAATATAATTTAAATATATAAAAAATGCAAATATATAATGCACTTGACCTCAAGGCAGGCAAGAAAGTTGAGTACAATAAAATGGGGAGCCTTATGCAACCTGTACAATTTCTACCAGAAGCTGAAAAGGATGATGAGTGGAGAGCATGGAATTTAGACTGGTTAGAGTGGCAGGGTATGCGTCAACTTAGACGTAATGCTGTACGTTTACTTAAAAATTATAAATTAGCAAAAGGTATTATCGATAAAACAGATTATATAGTTGAAGAAGATAACCCTAATGGTGAGCTTATTGATATGCTAACTAAAGAAGATAAGACAGCATTAGAACTTAAATTCTACCCTATTATACCTAATGTAATTAATGTCTTATGTTCTGAATTTAGTAAGAGAGCTTCTAAAATTATGTTTAGAACGGTGGATGAGCTTTCATATAATGAAATGTTAGAAGAAAAAAAGAACATGATTGAAGAAGTGCTTATGCAAAAAGCACAAGCTAAAATGATGAACAAGCTTATTAATATGGGAATGGACCCTCAATCTGAAGAATTTCAACAAGAAATGTCTCCTGATAAATTAAAATCATTACCAGAAATTGAAAGCTTTTTTAAAAAAGACTACAGAAATCTATATGAAAGTTGGGCTACGCACCAACATCAAGTAGATGTAGAAAGATTTCACATGGATGAATTGGAAGAAAGAGCATTTCGTGACATGTTAATTACAGATAGAGAATTTTGGCATTTTAGAATGATGGATGATGATTATGAAATTGAGCTTTGGAATCCTGTACAAGTTTTCTATCATAAGTCTGCTTCTGCTCGTTACATATCTGAAGCTCATTGGATAGGAATGCTTGATTTACTTACTGTAGCAGATGTTATAGATAAGTTTGGGTGGATGATGAATGAAGAGCAACTTAAAGCTTTAGAGGTTATTTATCCTGTAAGATCTGCTGGATATGCACTTCCAGGTATGCAAAATGATGGATCTTATTATGATCCAACAAGATCTCATGATTGGAATACTCAGATGCCAGGTCTTGCATATAGACAGTTTATGAGTACATATGACAATACAAAATGGAGTGGTGATGTTATTCAATCTATATTAAATGAGTCAGAAGATCTTTTTGATTGGGGTAATGCACATTTGTTGCGTTGCACTACTGTATATTGGAAGTCACAACGTAGAGTGGGACACCTTACAAAGATTACAGAATTAGGTGAAATGATACAAGATATTGTAGCTGAAAACTACAAAATTACTGACAAACCTCTGTATGATACTAGCTTATATAAAGAAAAAACAAAAGACAATTTAGTATTTGGAGAACATATAGATTGGATTTGGATTAATGAAGTTTGGGGTGGTATAAAAATAGGACCAAATAGACCTTCTTTTTGGGGTATGAATAATCCAGGTGGTTTTAATCCAATATATCTTGGACTAAATGGTGGTAAACCGGGTAAAATTCCATTCCAATTTAAAGGAGATACAACTCTTTATGGTTGCAAACCTCCTGTAGAGGGAGCTGTATTTTCAGATAGAAATACACGTTCTGTATCTATGGTGGATCTTATGAAACCTTTTCAAATAGGTTATAATATAGTTAACAATCAAATAGCTGATATATTAATAGATGAGTTAGGTACAGTGATTATGTTTGATCAGAACGCCCTACCCAGACATTCAATGGGAGAAGATTGGGGAAAGAACAACTTAGCTAATGCATATGTTGCTATGAAAAACTTCCAGATGTTACCTTTAGATACATCTATAACTAACACTGAAAATGCTTTAAACTTCCAACACTATCAGGTGTTAAATTTAGAACAAACACAGCGTTTAATGTCTAGGATTAATTTAGCTAACTATTTTAAAACTCAAGCATTTGAGGTAATTGGTGTTAATCCTCAGCGAATGGGACAACAAATTGCACAACAAACTGCAACAGGTGTAGAACAAGCTTTAAATGCTTCTTA